CTCGATAAGGAGGTTGAATACGCATGAACGCCATCACCTTGACGGTCAATCCTACCAATGACTATCGCGCTGCAATGCAACAAGCGGCCGTGGCCTACCTGTACCGCCAACAAGGACAGCACCTGTCCGGCGATCACCAGCTACTTGAAAACTGCAAACGCTACCTCGCCCAATCGCTCGAAGTATCCGAGCACCTGGTGCAGCGCATCGCTGAACTGGCAGTTGCCGAATTCGAAAGCATGACCACAAAACGTGTGGCTCTACTGGGTATCTATCCGGCAAGCAGCGCATACCGGTACCAGGTCTGGTTACTGGATACACAAACGCAGAAGCGCTACCCGGTACCGGCGCGCTTCTTACCAGCGCGCTTGCTGACCTCCCGCGACACCTCGAACTAACTCTGAACCGCCCCTGACATCTGCCCGCCTTGCGTGGGTAAGGGGAAACTGCACTTTACTGGTGGCCGAAATGAGCAATATCACCATCCAACTGGAACTGAACCAGCAGCAGGCAGAGCAATACCTGCAGTGGCTCGAAAGCCAGTACGACACCACCATGGCTGACGTCTGGTACTCCGACCGTTATCGGAATGTACCGAGTGACCAACGAGGACCGAAGGTACTCAAGGACATCCCGCACCTTGCTGGCATTTGCCGGACTCGCAGTGAGTTGAAAAAGCAGCTCGGCACCAACGCTGTGGAGCGTGCGCAGTGAAGACCATGGATCACCAATTGCGCGCTGATGTATTGCAGCGGCTTGAGGCCGACTTTGGCCTGCAGCACATGGCCGGTACCCAATACATGCGCAAGGGGACTTGCCCGCAGTGCAACCAGCGGCGGCTGTTTTCCCGCTACGACGAGCCATGGTTCATCCGATGCGGCCGCGAGCAGAAATGCCGCTACATGGAACCGGTCAAGGAGCTGTATAGCGACCTGTTCGACGACTGGAGCAAGCGCGCCCCTGCCACAGATGATCAACCCGCAGCGAGCGCCAAGGCCTATCTCACCTTCGCCCGTGGATTCGACGAGGGGATGATCGAAGGTTGGTACACCCAGGAAAACTACTTTGATCGCGAGCTGAACATTGGCTCGGCCACCGTTCGCTTTCCACTCGAAAAGGGTGGCTATTGGGAGCGTCTGATCGACAAGCCGAATCGCTTCGGCAAGAAGAAGGCTCGTTTCAAACCTGGCGAAAGCTACAAGGGTTATTGGTGGGTGCCTCCCTGCGTGGATCTTCTGCAAGTCGACGAGCTGTGGATCGTCGAGGGCATCTTCGATGCCATTGCCTTGGTACAGAACGGTATTCCAGCCGTCGCCGCGCTTTCCTCGAACGCCTATCCAGAGGAGTCGCTGAAAGCTCTGATCACCGCTCGCGGCGGCAAAACGCCAAAGCTGATTTGGGCATTGGACAACGAACCAGGTGCGCACAAATACACCCGCATGTGGGTCCGCCAGGCGCGCGACCTTGGCTTCACTTGCGACGCGGCGCAGATCCCCCAGCCTGATTCTCGCAAGGTCGATTGGAACGATCTGCACCAGCGGTGGGCATTCATGGATGACGTCGAAGCCCGCACCCAGCGGATCGACAAAGAGCTGGATGACGCCAAGCATCACGGAGCCCTGCTGATCGCGGAAAGCGCCGTGGAGAAAGCCTTGCTGATGTACCAGTGGCGCGAGCGCGAAGAGTTTCACTTCGGCTTCGACTCCCGCCTGTACTGGTGGAAGTTAGACATCTCGAAGTTCAACAGCGCCATGCAGGCACTGGATGCCAGCGATAACCAAGAAGACCAACAGCTCAACGACAAAGCACGCCGCGCCAAGGCGCTGCGCATGTCCGGCTGCGTGGTCGAGATCGCCAACTGCTACCCCAAGGCACTGTATTTCCAGCGCAACGAGATTACCGACGAGTCCTGGTACTTCTTCCGCGTCGACTTCCCCCACGACGGCGGCTCGGTGAAAAACACCTTCACAGGTGGCCAGGTCGCAGCGGCCAGCGAATTCAAAAAAAGACTTCTCGGCATGGGCGCCGGGGCCGTGTTCACCGGTAGTGGACAACAGTTGGACAAGATCATGAAAGACCAGCTCTTCGGCATCAAAACCGTTCAAACCATCGACTACGTCGGCTACAGCAGGGAGTACGGCTGCTACGTGTTTAACGACATCGCCATCCGCGAAGGCCAGCTCATCACCATCAACGAAGAAGAGTTTTTCGAGATGGGCAAGCTGAAACTCAAGAGCCTGCAAAAAGGCGTGAAGATCGCCCTGCAGAAGGACGCTAAGGACTACGACCCGCAGTGGTTGAATTTGCTCTGGCAGTGCTTTGGCGCCCAAGGCACCGTTGCGCTGACCTTCTGGTTTGGCTCGCTGTTCGCCGAGCAGATTCGCGCCCGGTACCAATCGTTTCCCTTCCTGGAAGCAACAGGCGAAGCCGGTGCCGGCAAAACCACCCTGCTCACCTTGCTGTGGAAATTGCTGGGCCGCGAAGGATACGAAGGCTTCGACCCATCCAAATCCACCAAAGCAGGCCGCAGCCGTTTGATGGGCCAAATCTCCGGCATGCCCGTTGTGCTGCTGGAATCGGATCGCAGCGGCGACGATAAGGCCCACGCCAAAACATTCGAATGGGACGAATTGAAGGACTACTACGGTGGCGGCACGCTCGCAACCAAGGGTGTCAAAACCGCCGGCAACGAAACCTACGAGCCCCCCTTTCGCGCCACCATCGCCATCAGCCAAAACGCGCCGGTCGTAGCCTCCGAGGCGATCATGACCCGGATTGTGAAATTGCATTTTGTGCGGCCAACCGTGACTGCTGAAAGTCGCGCGGCAGCGGACCTGCTCAACTCATTGGAAGGCGCAAAACTCAGCAACTTCCTGCTGCAAGCAGTACGCAAAGAGTCAGAAGTGATGGAGCTGTTCGCCAGTCGTGTGCCTGGTTACGAAGCAAAACTGCGCACCCTTCACAGCCTTTGCTTCGCGTGCGAAACGCCATTCAAAAATGAGCACGACCACTGTGCCCACTGCGGTAACAAGCTACGCGGCTACATCCGTGTGGAGCGGATCAACAAGAACCACGCACAGCTGCTCGCCCTGCTCGATTGCCTGCGCTTGGTCCTTCCCCTGAGCGAGCCGCAAATCAGCCACACCCGCACTCAAATCATCCGCATGGCCATCGAGCGTCAGGCATCGATCAGCTCGGATCACCCGGTGGTGGCTGAATTTTGGGAAGTCTACGAGTACCTCGAAGGCCTGGACGCTGATGGTCCGGTGGTCAATCACAGCAAGAAAGACAACACCATCGCCATCAACCTCAACGACTTCGTCAAGTGCGCGGCCGAGCACCGCCAGAAGGTTGCCGATATCGGCGAATTGAGGGAGCGCCTGAAAGATTCCCGCTCTCGAAAATTGATCGACACGAACAAGGCCACGGACAGCGCGGTGCGTGCCCACCAGGCCAAGCACTCCAACGCTGTCGTCACCAAGCAACCCATCGTGAAGTGCTGGATTTTTCAGGCCTGACCGTCAATCACCGAGGGACAGATGAATGCAAATTCAAATACTCGCCGGAAGCGACACAGCGGCAAGCCTGCAAGACCGCGTCACCGAACTGATGCGCCAAATGGGCAACGATCACCGGAAAACCGTACAAGCCGACGCCTACGGTATTGATGGCCTGGTCGACATCTTAGAAGTGCGCGCAACGGACGGTCAGCGCGAGATTTTGGTCTTGAACTGCTCGCGACAGCAGATCCAGGCAGCACTGGATTGGCAATCGAGCACTGAGGACAGCAACGAATACGAAGGCTTGGAGCTGCACCTGGTGCGAAAGCCAGACAGCGACATGTAACGCCGGCTGCAACCGGCAACCACTGAAAGGAGAGAACCATGCAGCGCACCAACGAAACAGCCCAACGGAACAGCAGGGAGTTGTTGAGCAACCTGATCACCACGATCGCAACCATTGCACTGATCGCCGTCACGGCTATTCAGGTACCTGACGTGCTGATCTGGCTCGCCAAGTAACGAAGTAACGGGAAGTGGTGCCGAGGGGCTGCAACCCCTCGACACCGACCACCACTGAAAGGAGAGAACCATGCAAGCTCAAACCCACAACGATGGCGTCGCCGAGGCTATCACGAACAGGTTTTCGGATGGCAAACGGACTGTGCATATACACCCAGTCGCGTACCAGACGAGAGTAACCAACAACGGAGCAAACCGATGAAAACCCTTTTTGTGCTGCTTGCTCAATACGATGGACAGGCGATCATCCCGTTGGCGCGCGTCTGCAACGACTATTTCACGCACCTCACCACCGAAATGTTTCAACGCAAGGTGTTAGCTGGGCAAATAAAGATCCCAATCACTCGATTGGAACCCAGCCAAAAGAGCGCTAAGGGAATTCACGTCAAGGACCTCGCTGACTACCTCGACGCTCAACGTGCAGCAGCTATTAAAGAGAGCAATCAGCTGAACAGCGCACCGCGAAGTAGCTGAGCTACTTCAACGTCCGGGCGCCCAATTTCACGGGCGCCTGTAGGACTTTCTCCATCCATTTCCATTTCGCATATATGTCGCCGCGACCGCGTAGATGGGTATAACGACGCATCGAATTCCAATCTCTATGCCCCGAGACGCTGGCGACTCTCGGAATATCCCAATCCATCTCAAACAGTCGACTGACACCATCATGGCGCAGGTCGTGGAAGTGCAGATCCTCGATACCCAATATCTTGCAGGCCCTGGTCCAGGACGTGGACACGGACTCAGCGCTGTACGGAAAAATTTCGGGTAGTGATTTCGGCATCGTTTGAAGAATGTCCCACGCCTCGGGCGGTAAATGACACCAAACATCATTACCGATTTTTTGCCCAGGATTTTTCATGTCGCGCACTAATACTCGCCGCCCTTCCTCGTCCAGATCCGCCCATAGAATGCGTGTTATCTCTTCTTGGCGACGCGTTGAGAACAACGCAAACCCGGTCAGCTTGAGCATATTGATGGATGTTGGTCGGCGGGACTGGATCCCACGAAAGTGCGTCAGCAGTTTGTCCAACTCATCCAGGGTAGGCCGTCGGTCGCGCTCCCGACTTTTCATGTTGTAACCGAGTTTTTTTAGCACCTTTCGGGCGTCTGCCATTGCGTGGGGATCAACTTCATACCCCCATGCAGGTCGGGCAATCGAAAGCACTGCACCGAGATGGGCAAGATCGTTACCGGCTGTCTGCGGTTGGACGCTTCCGCCCTCTTTGCCCATGCGCCACAGCGCATACTCCACCAACTGCTGACTGTTGATGTCCTGGTCGTTGAGCTTGCCCAGGTACGATTCGCTGATCGCCTTGAGCGTTGCCAGCTTAGTTTTGCCCAAGGGGCGGACTTTCTCCATTTCGACCAGGTAACGGTCGATCATTTCCTTGACCGTCGCGCCTTGGCGATTTGCCCGTTCGATGGCGCCAGGCTGGTCCAGTTCGGTCTCACGCTTGCGAACCCAGGCTTGCGCGGCCTGTTTTCGGGCGAAGGTCTGGCTCTCTTGGTAAACTTGCGCTCCATCGCGAAACAGGCGTATCTGTGCCGTGTAACTGATGCTGCCGTCGGTGCGTTTCCGTGCTCTGATCGTGGCCATGGTCAACTGGTACAATTGTGAAAGGGGTTGGTACATTGTACCAACGACCTTCCAAAAACGCCCATTTACCCCTGAAAACCTGCAAAAACACGTAGAGTAAAATGGTACAGAAATCAGCTACATCCCCAGTAAACTCAAGCTCTACGCTGTCTCGGCGGTTCTCCGTTGCACCTATGATGGACTGGACTGACCGCCACTGCCGTTTCTTCCTGCGCCTGCTATCAAAAAACGCCCTGCTTTACACCGAAATGGTCACCACCGGTGCGCTCCTCAACGGCGACCACGAACGTTTCCTGCGCCACAACGAAGCCGAACACCCGCTCGCGCTGCAACT